CTGGGCCAATAACAGCCGTGAGGCCACCACCAAAGAAGGGCGATAAGCAGGGCGAAGCGCCGGTGAAGGTCTGCGATCACTGTCAGGAAATCTGCGCCTTATCGGTGAGGGTCTGCCCGGCTTGTGGTGAGGCATTCCCCGAACCCGAGCGCCCCGCGCTGCGCCTGCATAACCTGGACATCATGGGGCAGGACGGTACTGACTTGGAAGTCAATAGCTGGACATGGCGAAAGCATATAAGCCGAGCCAGTGGCCGGGAGATGCTCTCCCTGACGTACTACGGCGGACTGTCAGACCCGCCAGTGACCGAGTACCTGGCAGTGACTCACGAAGGATACGCCGGAGAGAAAAGCAGGCGCCTACTGGCTGACATTGCCCATCAGGCAGGCGTGACGCTGGATTACAGCGCCGTTGATCTGCATCAGATGGCGCAACAGATAACCGAGGGCAGGCCGCCGGCACAAATTGAGTTTAAGAGAGAAGGCCGTTTTTTTACCGTACTAAAGAGGACATGGAACCAATGAATACCCGTCACCCAGAACCCGCCATCGTTACACATTACCGCAACACCCTCAAAGCCGAGCCGCCGAGGGTTTGTCATACTTGCGATCACTACACGCCCGACGGCATATGCGCCGAGTTTGGCGAAGCCCCGCCACCTGAATTTGCAAATGAGCCTGGGGGCTGCGCGTTGTGGGTCTGGGAAATCCCCTTTTAGTATGGAGTCCGAACATTTACAGCAAGTCCGCCTAGTGTCCTGGTTTCGCAGGACTTATCCGGGCGTGAGGGTCTTTGCTATCCCCAATGGCGGGGGTCGTAGCATGGCACAAGGGGCATCGTTGAAGGCAGAAGGGGTACAGGCAGGGGTACCGGATTTATGCGTCCCTGAGTGGCTGTTATGGGTTGAAATGAAAAGGGAATCGGGCGGCGTGGTGTCGCCAGTACAAAGGGATTGGATAGCTTACCTTGAAAGCATAGGCCACCGCGTGATTGTGGGGCATGGCTTTGAGAATGCGAAGCGCCAGATAGAAATGATAAAGCCCCTATGAAGGGGCTTGGTATCGTTTCAGGTATCGTTACAGGTTAAGCAGCAGCGCCAGCAGGGCCGCAAATAGGGCGGCTAAGAGCATTCACCCTCCCACCGGGTGCCGAGCCAGTCTACCGGGTCATGCGGTTCGTAATACAGGTACTCCATTGCCTCCTGGCTGCACCATGCGTATAGGTGCATCAGGTGGTGGATTTTGTCGGTGATATCGTGGTCTAGCATTCTCCTGCCCCTTTGCAGTGGTAGCACGTAGTACCCTCATGCATCCCTTCACCAGACCCGCTACAGGCAGGGCAGATACCCGGTTCTGCATCATCAGGGCCATCGTCAGCCATGAGTCTGGCCTGGTCACGCGCATCATCGCGCCAATCGTTGTAGTCGGTCATACTGTTGCCTCATTGGTGTTAAAAATCTGTTTGCCCACAATGCTAGACATATGGAATTGCTCCACAGTGCAGGGATACCCTCCCTTATGCATACCTTGTGCCATGTCAAACGCCAAACGCTTTGCGCGTTTCCAATCATCTGAAACCAGAATATCGTAATGAAATACTCGGATTTGTTTATTGGTTTTTTGGTCGTACACAGAATAGCAACTCATGGTTTCATACTCCAAAAATAATAGGCAAAGGGAAGACCCCATACGGCAGCGCCGATAAGACCTTGTATCAGGGTCCAGAGTAGTTTTTTCATGTCACTCCTAAAATGATAGCTATAAACCCTTACAGGGTAAGGGTTGGGGGGTTAATTACGCTCAAAACGCAGAGCAATAGACAAACCCCGAATCGGTTTCACCAATGATTGATGTGTGCTCATTTAGCCAGTCACGGATAACATCGGCGCGGTCTTCGGCTTCTGCACAATCACTCAGGTCAATGCTGTAGTCGTTTGCAATGGTCATAGTGTCAGAATGCGAGTAATCGCAACATATAGCGATAACGTCTAGCTCCATGTCTGGATCACATTCTTCAAGATATTCAAACAATACTTTTAACGCCTCATAACCGAATTGCTCATATCGGTTATATGTATGAAATGCTTGCATGAATGATTCAAGGTTGACGGTCTGCTTCATGGTGTTTTCCTAGTATCGGCAAAATTGCCGCCACTGCCCACAATATAGGCAGTAGCTGAAATTCTGGTTATAGGTTTTTAGCAATGGCGCAAAATGCTCGACGATAAGCCAACGCATCGCGGTACGTATCGCAGCGAACTTTATCCGCCACATTGCCGGACGGATCGCGCAAAAGCACGGAATACATACCGCCAGCATCACGCCCGAACGTGACATATGCGCCATTCTTGAATTCTTGGATTTTCATGGTTGATCCTGTTAGTTGATTAATTGCACACACACATCAAGGCACGATACGGACCATCGGTATCACGCCGGGAAACTTGATACACAGCGTAAACATCGTCGCTACACTGCACTTCGCGGCCAATAAGGGATACGTCGGCTTTGTATTTTCCCATGTCAAAACGCATGGTTTGAAGGGTTCCGCCAGCTTTGAACAGACTGTCGACTAATACGCTATCGGCTTGAGATTTTGTACCTACTTGAATGGTTTTCATGGTGTTACCTAGTTGGTTGGTGAGACTACAGTGTAACAATATTTGTAGCAGTCTACTTAGGACAAACCCTATGTTTGATGCTATTTTGTACTGATCGTTTGTACAGTATGGTTGTTAGGGTTTACCCTTACATTTCTTACACAATGTATGCACAATGTATTTGTGCATGATCTGGACAAGGCGGCGTTTTTTTACACAATATGCCATAAACCCCCTTTAGGGGGTATGGATTGTGTATGAACGATGTGCAAAAAATTGGTGGCGGATTTTTGGGGGTTTAGGGCGTTTTTTGGGGTGAGTGGCTACATTCCCATTTATTTGGTGTCGTTCGGGGCTTGGAGATGCCTTAAAAAGCGTTTAAACGATGGTTTGGATGGTGTTGGAGGATGCAATCCGATTGACTGGCATTGTTTGGTGTGGAAAATGGGGGTGCATTTTTGCTCTCTTATATGTGCAAAGCTATGCACAATGCACTTGTGCATGGTTTGTGCATGGTTGTGCATGGCACAATAAACGCACTATTGACCATTGGGTCAGTAAATTAAGTTAGGGGTTACTAACATGGCATATGCAACGGATGAAGTGACAGAGATTCAGGAAAAGCTATTGGCGGAAATCCAGACCGGCCGTTCTTTGCGTCAAGTTTGTACGGATGAAGGGATGCCACATTTCACAACGGTGTTGCGATGGGTGGCCGCCGACGGCCAGTTCGCTAGCAAGTACGCGCGCGCACGGACTGCCCAAGCTGACACTCTATTTGACCGAATGGAAGCCGTAGAAGAGGCTGTATCGGCCGGCACGATGGATTCCCATGCAGCACGCGTCGTTCTGGATTCGATGCGATGGAGAGCCTCTAAGCTCGCGCCAAAGGTTTATGGCGATAGGTTAGACGTTCAGGTGAGTGATACCCGCATCAGCATCAGCGGTGCACTAGCAGCTGCACAGGCGCGTCTAGTGGACGTTGTGGACGTTACACCGCGCCTGAGTGCATCAAATGTGCAAGCTGTGCATGACCAGGACGATCCAGGGTAGGGGGGGGAGGGCCGAGCGCCGATGGTCACGGCTACGGAGCGTTCACGAACAATTTTTTTTAATATATATTTACCCCGTCGCCTCCATGCACTATCGTGCTTTATTTTTTATTAACATACTCACACCATGCAAACAACTATATACAAACCAGAAGATGAACAAGAGTTAATGGCGGTACTTTGGAGTCCTGCATTAAAAGATAATCCCCTAGCTGTTGTTAAGTATCTATTTCCATGGGGAGTTAAGAATACTCCACTGGAGCATTTCTCTGGCCCAAGAAAATGGCAGCGTGAGGTATTGCAAGATATTACTGAGCATATTGCAAAGAATAATGGCAAAGTAGACTACTCTGTATTGCAAGAAGCAATATCTTCTGGGAGGGGTATTGGTAAGTCAGCATTAGTGTCATGGCTGACTATATGGATGGCGTCAACAAGGATTGGCTCGACAACCATCATTTCGGCCAACTCAGAGAACCAACTGCGTTCAATCACCTGGGCGGAGATAACCAAGTGGCTGGCTATGGGGTTGAACAGCCACTGGTTTGAGGTTAGTGCCACTCGAGTAGCCCCGGCTAAATGGTTGACTGACCTAGTGGAGCAGGATTTAAAGAAGGGAACCCGCTATTGGGGCGTGGAAGGCAGGCTGTGGTCAGCGGAGAACCCTGATGCTTATGCCGGTGTGCACAATTTTGATGGTGTTCTGGTGATCTTTGACGAAGCCAGTGGTATTGATGATTCGATCTGGTCTGTCACTGGTGGATTCTTCACGGAGAACACGCCGAATCGGTTTTGGTTGGCGTTTTCTAACCCACGGCGCAACACAGGGTACTTTTACGAGACTTTTCACTCAAAGAGGGACTTTTGGGTGAGTAAGGTGGTGGATGCTCGGACGGTGGAGGGGACGGACAAACAGGTTTATGAGAGGATCATTGCGGAGTACGGGCCGGACAGCGCCCAGGCGCACGTTGAGGTGTACGGTGAGTTCCCACGGGCGGGGGATGACCAGTTTATACCGTCAGATGTGGTGGATGAGGCGATGAAGAGGCCTAAGTACAAGGACAATTCAGCCCCTATCATCATTGGTGTGGATCCTGCGCGGTTTGGGGCGGATGCAACGGTGATTGCGGTGCGGCAGGGGCGGGATATTGTGTCTATAAAGAAGTATAGAGGCGATGACACCATGACGGTGGTGGGGCATATCATTGAGGCGATGGAGGAGTACAAGCCTGCGATGGTGGTGATTGATGAGGGTGGGTTGGGGGCGGGGATTGTGGATAGGTTGAAGGAGCAGCGGTACAAGATCAAGGGTGTAAACTTTGGAAACAAGTCCAAAAACCCGATAATGTATGGAAATATGAGGGCGCAGATGTGGGGGGATATGAAAGCGTGGTTGAAATCTGCTAGTATTCCGCAGGATAGGTTTCTTAAAACAGACCTGATTAGCCCCCTGATGAAGCCTGATTCACGGGGTACGATCTTCTTGGAGAGCAAGAAAGAGATGAAAGCACGAGGTTTAGCTAGTCCAGACGCTGCGGATGCGATATGCGTGACGTTTGCTTTCCCTGTGGCGCATCGGGAGTACCGGGAAGCCGCGCCGCGCAGGTACTCGGATCACTCGGCGGTATCAACTGGATGGATGGGGTCATGAAAAAAGGTGTATCTCTATCAGTTGGGCGTGGCGAGAAGCTGCCGGTTAGCCAAGGGGCTGGTTTGACTGCCAAGGGGCGGGAAAAGTACAATGGTGCCACCGGCTCTAATTTGAAGGATCCTGCGCCTAACCCCAAGACCAAGGCTGATCAGGGCCGCAAGGACTCATTTTGTGCAAGAATGG